GCTACCACAGATTCGCCCGTTTGTCAAGATGTTTTCACAACATATTTTTATTAATTTCCACCACATTCGGTGTCCATCGTCTTTCAAATTAGCGATTGCATCCTGAATCGGATAGTAGGTGTTGGATGGGGTAACAGGGGCAGAAAACAAAATACCTTTTGAGTTGCGATATTTTATCTTCTTTGACTGTTGACCCAACCACTCACCGTTGTATGACTTTACCAACTTTTTCAACTGGCGCCAGTATTTCTTATTAGACACTATTTCCTCCTTAGTGCAATTCGTGGTCTTGCCAAGTCCACTCAATAGGGTGGTCAGTACCACGATCACCGATAACAACAATATCAGTATCCCAATCAATATCACCATGTGATCGCCAATCATGGTGCATATGCCAGAAGTCAGGTTGACCCCAAACACGTTGAGCAGCAACTTGTTGTTGCCAATCTCGAACTCCAATCCAATGAACTGCCATTATATAACTCCCATATCTTGAATCTGAACGTCCTGTCCAGAATTACGAACCCACAAATCACGCCACAAAACCATGTCATCATGGTCATCACCCCACATTTGAACCATGCAAGGAACACCTGTAGCAGAACATTGACGTTGAATCATCCACCGAGCATCATCATGCGGGCGTTGATCCAAAGTGCCGAGAACAGTATCTTGAGTAATCCAAATAGTCATTCTAAATCTCCAAAACAAAAAGGTCGAGGGCAGAGGGGGGAAATCATTCAGTGATCTAGATTTCCGAGCCTCTGTCACTTCCCTCTATCGAGTCCAGTCTGCCAACCAGTGAGCCTGAAAGAGAAACCCTGTTGTCCTAGCGAGGACGGGCGGGCGGGTATTGGTGCAATCTGGTCAACCCTGTTTTTCTCTTCAACCCGATTATGTTTATAGTATACACTATTTGGTCGCCTTTGCAAGCAAAAAATAAACCCCTGTAAATACAAAGACTTACAGGGGTTGATTTTAGTATAATTTTGGTGATTTTTACGAATCGGTGCGAATCGTGGGATTCCCTAGAGTTTTATCTGGTGCGATCCTTCATCTTCAATTGTCCAGTAATCCAGCGTTTTGCAATCGGGTTGTTTACCTTCTTACGAATCATCATCGCAACTCGTTTCCAAACCTTTGCAAATACATCTTCGCCTGCCATATTATTATCGACAATGATGAAAGAACTACCACCGAACAGGGATTGAAATTTACCCATATTGTTCTGTACTTGATTCCACATCAACTCGACTTCATCATCAGGTAGTGTACGTTTACGTTTTCTGTTCTGTGTGAGAGCAGTTTCAATTGATGTGTTGACAAATATCATAGAACACTCATAACCTATTTTTCTAAGGTCGGCAACCTGACTAGAAATCTTATTGTAGTCCTTTGCAGTACCATCAATAATCATTCCCAAACGTCCTTCAATATAGTTCGATTTTTGACGAGCAGTAATACCTTTAGCACGTCCACGGATTTCTTGTCCTTCGTCTGAATAGATATCTTTTGGTGTGGTTTCCATACCAGCATCCTTCAACATCTTCTCAAACATATCGTCACTGTTTACCATCTTCATACCAAGTCCACCTGTAGTTCGTCTTGCTACATAGGACTTACCACTACCAGCACCACCTGCTAGAAAGATTGCTTTGAAAATATTGGGATCATATACTCCCTCTTGCAATTCCGTAAATGTTTTCATGTTTTATTCCTAACAACTCCGTAGTTCGTTTTTTATACATTTCCTCATAGTATTTAGTCTCTTCATTTTTCTCAACCTCAATTCTTCTGTTTACGTTCTTTTGAAAAGTCATAGATTTGATTCGGGTTTTGAGTTTTGCGGTCATGTGTGATCCTCTTTCTGTTAAAAAATTAGTTCTTTCATCACAAATCGGGTGTTGTCGATAGGCCTCCTTAAAATACTACATCGCCAGGATCAGCAGAACCTAGCGGGATGATTTCTTCTTTTTGTGTTCCACCATCCATCAGTGTTACTCCAGCAGACGGTAACGCTTCTGACATGGTATCACGAACACATTCCATATGAACAGTATGTTTATACTGCCCCATTCCTTTTGTAAATACATGGTGTAGTTTCGTAACCAAGTATCTACCAGTATAGTTTAGATCAAATTCTTCTTCGGTGTCACTAGAACGATTCATTATTTCTAATCCAACAACATCTCCTGCCTGCAATGATGTATTGCCTGGCACTTCAACTCTTAGTGTTAGTGATGATGATAATTGAGCAAAACGTGATTTTCTTCTTTGCAACCATTTGTGGGTGTTCATCGTATCATAAGGTGTTAATTCACCCTCTTGGTGCATAGGTGTAAACAGTTCGTTTGTCCTGTCCACTGATGCAACATAAAATACCGAATCTGGATACTCTGATAGTTTCAGTCCATAGTCATCAGTCGCCTCAGACAATACTGGTGATTCTGATGAACCACTTTTTGTGAAACTGTCAATATGCACATCGTCTTTGTATGATTTTACATAATCAAAATCATATGTCTTGTAAGACTTGTTGTATAAATCTATCTCTAGCATCTTCGATGCATACATTCCAGCACGTTGACTTGCAAGTGTGTCCGTTGCAGACACCACAGAATACTTGTAAATGTTTTGTAGGTTTTTTGCGAGATCTTGAACACCCTTGTCGGTTAGTGTGTTTGGGTTTGCCTCTCTATATATCATTCTAGGGTTTTTACGATCCATCATACTGTCTAATGTTCTGAAGAAATAACCTTTGACGGTTTCGTAAAAAAGAAATGTTGGAGCAAAGTTGTATTCTTTGGACAGACTTTTTCTTGCAACCATATTGATGAAATCAAATGGGCGCATATTTGGTGCGATTATCTTGTAGTTATTAGATGTCTCTTCAAAGAACAACTCTTTCTTTGAGTTGAGCAGTTCTGAGTCACGAACAACTTTCTTGATAATATCTATTGCTGGTTCACCCTTATATGACTGTGATACACGAATATGTCCATTCCTTACAATCTCAGCAGTTGTAAATGAAATGGTGTAACCCATTGATCTGTCATTGATAAGTTGTGATGAGTTGACTTTGTATATGTAAAATGGTGTCTGGGAAAAGTCGATTGCATTTTCTCTGTCGTATACATCTGTACCGTCTGGGGTTGCAAGAATAAGAGACAACTTCTCCTGTCCAACAATACTGGCGTTGCCTAAAATATTGTTAGTGTCAGTGAATGCAATATCACCAGTTATAGAATTGTTGAATATGTCCTCGTAGATGTTGACAGAAGTAACCAATGAACTTAAATCAAGTTCTAATCCACCAGCAGTATACAGTTTACATTCAGATAACAAATACTCGTTTGCATACTGAATGGAATTATTCTCACTCATTATTAAACGCCTTTAATTTTTTTAGCAAACTCTTTTTTGATCTCTGGGATAAATTCTGGTTTGATAAGTCTAATCCTTCTTTTCTTGTCTTGTAACCTATCTTCATACACATAATTGGTAACTGCGATTGCTCCTGCTGGTAGTGTTGTTGCACTATCATTTGGAAGTTCAATCAAGAAACTCGTGTCACCAGATTCTTGTGTATATTCATAGTGGTGAATACCATCGACATTATCGTATTTTGCTTTAACATAATCTTCAAACCTTTTAACGCTCATAGGCCAGTCGTTGTATACGTCAATGATATCGTTTGACATAAGGATTAACCAATGAAGTCCAACATCACCATAATACCTGTCAGCAATGAACTCTGGTGTCTGCCCATCAATCACATCGTAATAATCGTATTCTACGGTAGAGAGTCTTGCTTTGGTTGAAACTCTAACCCTTCTTGTGATATCTGTCATTGTTGTAGTGTTACCATCACCCCGAACATCATATTCAACTGTAGGAAATTTATTAAAATATGCCATGATTAATACCCATCCACAATACGTTCTTTGGTTATAATTTCTAGTTCTTTGAATGTGAGAGAAATCTCTGTTTGAGAAGGGGCGGTGTTTCTAAAAAACTGTGTTCTATCGCCACCATACTTGACACTTACATTTTCAAGAACGCAAGTAGAAATCCTGTTAAGGAACGTGTGTTCACCATTTTTATGCATATATTTGATATCAAATGTCGATGGAGCAACCATTGTTCTTTCACTACCTTCAAAAAACTCAGGCATAGCATGAAATCTAAACATATCTACTATGGCCTTGATATTCTCTGATTCTTGTTCACTTTTTGGTGCCATCTTGAATTCAAAACTAAATGATCTTTTGTCGATACCGTTGAACATAAGTTCCTGTCTATTATTTGTTACTGTACCCTCTGCAATCGCCCTTGCTGCTTTTGCACCTGTAACACCAACCTTTTCAGCAACACCTGCTACAGCATTTCCGGCACCCTCTTTTAATCTTTCTACATTTACAATGTCACCAAAATTGCCGTTCACAATCTTATCTATTGCACCACCAGTATTGGTAATCACTCTTCCAATTTCTTCATCAGAATAGGATGCTTTATGTTCGACAGATACTTGATTTGGCATATATAATTGAATAGATGCAGCAAGTCTTTTGGTCGGCGCTCTTTCAATAGACAGGGTAGATGATTCTCTGGATGCAGTTGAACCCTGTCCAGTTTGTGTGTTGAAACTACCCTTTGGGAACTTGATTTTAGATTTCTCTTGTACGTTAATAAAAAATTGTGTGTAATGTCCAGATCGCTCGGTATTACCAATATCACTTGGATAACTAAGATCGCCACCATAAACCCTTTTATGGTTGGCGTTATTAATTTTGTTTGTAGCATTTCCCATCTAAATAGTCCTATAACCTGTGAAAGTATTTATACCGCATTATGGCATACAAACCCTACAAAGGAAGATATAAACCTTCAAAACCCCAAAAATACAAGGGCGACTCCGATAAGATTATTTATCGTAGTAGTTGGGAACGTAGGTTTATGGTGTACTGTGATAGAAGTGACAATATCCTAGAATGGGGTAGTGAAGAAATAATCATACCCTACCGTTCCCCTCTGGACGGCAGAATGCACAGGTATTTCCCCGATTTCTATATCAAAGTCAAACAGGCAGATGGTTCAATCAAGAAAATGATTATTGAAGTCAAACCGAAAGCACAGTGTGGGCCTCCCGCTATTCCTCAACGCAAAACCAAACGATTTATTACAGAAGTTCGTACATGGGGTGTGAACAAAGCAAAGTGGGAAGCAGCGATAGAATGGTGCAACGATAGACAGATGGAATTTAAGATTCTCACAGAAGATCATCTATGTTAACGTATAAATAGATGTATGACTTACTTCGATGACTTACTAGAAAAGACAGGTGGTAAGGAACGCTCGGTTCGTTGGTTTAGAGAAAAAATCAAGGAAATGGGTGAACCCCCAACTAGACAACTCGTGGCAGAGGGGTTGATTACTCAGCGTCCTCAATACGGGCGTATGAACTTTTTTTACTATGATGCAAAAGGTAAAAATGAGTTACCTTACTATGATAGATTTCCTCTGGTTTTGCCAGTTGGAAATGCACCACAAAATGAAGGATTTATCGGAT